CTCCAGAAGAAAAAAAGATAGCCTTCGAGAAAATTAGACTAGAAAGAATTGAACAGATGAATTCATTAAAATGAGGAAAACAAATAAAGTTTACCTCTTTTCTATGAATATTTGTAGTAGGATGTTAAAGTAAGTGAAAAGAAACAAAATTTATTATTATAAGGTGAAACTATATTATGAAACTTTCGAATGAAACATTATCGATATTGAAAAACTTTGGTGCAATCAACCAAGGTATTTTATTTAAAGCAGGTAAGACATTAAAGACTGTATCTTCTCATAAGAATATTCTAGCACAAGTGAATATTGCTGAAGAAGTTCCTGCAGAATTTGGCGTTTATGACCTCAACAACTTTTTATCCGTCATCTCGTTAGGCACTGACCCGACATTTGAATTTGAAGATAAAAATGTAATTATTGTTAGTAACAAAGGTCGTTCAAAAACAAAATATCGTTTTTGTGAACCAACAATGATTGTTACTCCTCCAGAAAAAGAACTTGTAATGCCTGAACCAGAAATATCAATATCTTTATCAGCCGATGATTTTAGTGATATCATGAGAACAGCTGCAGTTCTATCTTCTCCACAAATCGCAGTTGAATCTAATGGCACGAAAATTAGTCTTGCTACTCTAGATACTTCTAACGATTCTTCACATACAAACACTCTTGAAATTGCTGACGGCGATACTAAAGTTTATAAAATGATTTTCAAAACAGAAAACTTATCTAAACTATTACCAGGTAGCTATGATGTAAATATTTCATCAAAAGGTATTTCGCATTTCAAAAACAAAGATATTGATTTACAATATTGGGTGACAACTGAACAAGGTTCTAAGTTTGAATCTTAATTTATTATATTATATTATGAGGTATGTGAAAAATGGAACATTTATTATGGACGGAAAAGTATAGGCCAGTAACAATTGCAGATTGTATATTACCTGAAAGGTTAAAGAAACCTTTTCAAGAGTATGTCAATCAGAAAAGTATTCCCAATCTTCTTTTATCTGGTGGTGCAGGTGTTGGTAAAACAACTGTTGCAAAAGCTATGTGTGAAGAAATTGGTTGTGACTATCTAGTCATTAATGGTTCTGATGAAAGTGGTATTGATACATTCAGAACTAAAATCAAGAACTATGCTTCTTCGATGTCACTTGTTGGTGGCAGAAAAGTTATTATCATGGATGAAGCAGACTATCTAAATCCAAACTCAACTCAACCCGCTCTTCGTAATGCAATAGAAGAATTTGCAGGAAACTGTTCATTCATATTTACTTGTAATTATAAGAATCGTATTATTGAACCATTACATTCTAGATGTGCTGGTGTTGAATTCTCTCTTAAAGGAAATGAGAAGTCTCAAATGGCAACTCAGTTTATGCAGAGAATCGAATCAGTTCTGGTAACAGAAAAAGTTGAATTTGAGAAAGCTGTGATTGCTGAATTGATTAAGAAACATTTCCCTGATTTCAGAAGAGTAATTAATGAGTTACAAAGATACTCACAATTTGGTAAGATTGATACTGGCATTTTGGCTCATATTGGTAATGTTCAAATTGACCAGATTACACAATATCTAAAAGAGAAGAACTTTAATTCAATTCGTAAATGGGTTGCAACTACTGACATAGATTCTAATACGGTGTTCAGACAAGTTTATGAAGCTCTTTATGATATGATGAAGAAAGAATCGATACCTCAAGCAGTATTAATTATTGCAGACTATCAATACAAGAATGCTTTTGTAGCTGATTCAGAAATTAATTTAGTTGCATGTTTAACTGAATTGATGGCTAACTGCGAATTTAAATAATGAGTAGCCCATTCGATTACTCAAACCAAATATTATACGGCGGCAAACAATTAATTGTTGATGATATAACTGAACTTGGTTATAAACCATTCTTAATTAATCGGACTTTATCCTACCATAAAGACTGTATATTTTATGCCAACGAGATGAATCAACATCATCACCTAGAATCTAGGTTGCAGAATGACTTTTTACTAAATATAGTTAGAAAGAGCAAAAGGCCGTTTGCTAAGTGGGTGAAAACTGAGAAGATTGCAAATATAGAATGTATCAAACAGGTCTATAATATCTCAAATTCCAAAGCGAGAGAAGTCCTCTCAACCCTCACGAAAACGCAACTAGAAGAATTAGCCAATTCAGCCAACACTGGCGGTTTAGGTAAGAAGGGATAAATGTATGGTAGATTTAAACGATTTCATTGAGGTCACTCTTAATCATCAAGATGACTTTTTAAAAGTTCGTGAGACACTCACACGAATAGGTGTATCTTCTCGTAAAGAAAAGATTCTATATCAATCTTGTCATATATTACACAAGCAAGGTAGATATTATATTGTACATTTCAAGGAATTGTTTGGACTGGATGGAAAACCATCCAATATATCTGAGAATGATATACAAAGAAGAAATGCAATAGCAAAATTATTAGAGGAATGGGCTTTAGTTAAAATTCTAAATCCAAAACCATTAGAAGATAATGTGGCACCTCTACATCAAATAAAGATTATCTCATATAAAGAAAAAGATGATTGGGAATTAATTGCAAAATATAATATAGGCAAAAAACCTATGGAGCATGAATAATATAACCAAAAGGTTATAAATAAGAATCTGGTTGGCAGACCAGTTTAAAACTGTCACTTTGATGATGCCTTCGGGGTCATCTTTTTGAAACTCGCTTAACAAGGAGAAACAACATGACATTAAGTCAACGCTTTTCATTTAGCCCTCTATATAACTCTACACTTGGATTCGAACAACTATTCGGTGAAGTTGAACAGATGCTAGCATCAACACCTAACAACAATACTCAAACCTCATTTCCACCTCACAACATCGTTAAAGTCGATGAATACCATTATGTGGTAGAACTCGCTGTGGCTGGATATAATAAGTCTGAGATTGATATTACGGTTGATGATGGCCATTTGATAATTAAGGGCAATAAAGACGAACAATCCAAAAATGTAGATTTATCAGATATTGAATATTTACATCGAGGTATTGGTCTTCGTTCTTTTACCAAAACAGTCAAAATTGCTGATACGGTGGAAGTTCGTGGTGCCGAATATACAGATGGCATCTTACGAATAGGTTTAGAGAATGTAATTCCTGAACATAAGAAACCTCGCAATATTGAAATTAGTGACGAATCGCTTAATTTATTTAAGCCAGAACTATTAAATGAAAGTAAAACAGGTAAACGTAAATGAATGGTGGGAGTTCCTAAACTCCCACTTTTTTAACATTGGAGATATATGATGGCAGATATAGATTATAGAAAAAAGGCTCATAAAAAAACTGGTCCAAGTTTCAAGTTACACAAACAATTTAAAACAATGTCAAGTGGTATGACTGGCACAAAAGATTACGTCTTTAAAAACGCAATCGTTGATGCACTTGCTACTGGCGTTCGAACAAGCAACCGCAAGGTTAAAGCAATGGGAGAATAAAATTGAAACTATCTGAAAACTTTACACTACAAGAATTTACTAAAAGCCAAACAGCAATTCGAATGGACATTGATAATACTCCAGATGATGGTCATCTAGAAAATGCAAAAGCCTTATTCGATAATGTTGTGCAAAAGGTCAGAGACCATTTTGGCGTAACAACAATCAATTCAGGATATCGTGGTCCAGAACTTAACAAAGCAGTAGGCGGTTCATCTAAATCACAACACTGTCACGGTGAAGCTGCCGACATAGAGTGTCCTGGTGTCGCCAATGCAGACCTGGCTCAGTATATTGTAGACAACCTCGACTTCGACCAAGTAATATTGGAGTTTTATACTCCAGGTATTGATGACTCTGGTTGGGTTCATGTAAGTCACAAAACAGATGGTAGCAACCGTAAAAGAGCTTTAACTGCTATGAAAGAAAATGGCAAAACTGTATACAAGGTAGGACTAATAAAATAGTCTAGAACAATTTAATGATTTTCTCTATTGCTTTTAGCTGTCAAGTAGTATAAAATACCTTTAACAAATAGAAATTGTTTGTTAAATCTCAAGGCAGACTTTGTAGAAATACTCTCTGTTGACCTGGTTCTTTAATATAACTTTTTAAAAAGGAATCAATACTATGTGGACAACTCCATCAGCAACTGAAATGCGTTTTGGGTTAATTTGATTTAGGCCCAATTAAAACCGGGTGAACTGCTGGGACATCTTTCGAGACAATCAGCATCCAAGCTCATAAGGGATTATGAGAAGGTTCAACGACTAACATCATACCACTAGAACAGTGATGAAGATGACACGAGTGCCCGGCAAGACAACAAGTCTTGATGATATAGTCTGGACTCATAAGTGATTATGAGAAGATGAGGATAAAGAGCCACATCGATAACAAGGCAACAGGCAAAAAGACGAATACTCTGGAACGCCTGCCACCACTACGTTGAAGTGACTATGTACGTTATGAATAAATAGGTTTTTTATTCACTATGTATAAAGTCGTTACGAATTACAAACGCTTTATCAGAATAGTAAAATCATTAAACCCTCGCAAGAGGGTTTTTTGTTGGGCAAAGAGTTAGGTTTGAACTCACGATGCTACTAAATAGATGTATGAAACATAAACATCACATAATACCTAAGCACATGGGTGGAACAGACGAACCATCCAATCTTATAGAACTTTCAGTTGAAGACCATAGTCTCGCTCATAAGAAATTATACGAACAACATGGAAAACAAGAAGATTTTATGGCCTGGCATATGCTAAAAGGTCAAATGAATAAGGACGAGGCGCTTTTCATGGCACGCTCAATTGGTGGGAGTATGAAAAATAGAATGTCACCAGAAGGCAAAGCTAGAATGATTGCAAGTAAGATTGGCAAAAAACATTCTGAAGAGACCAAAAGAAAAATGTCTAAGTCTGCAAGTGGTAAAGTAAGAACTGCCGAACACGCTAGAAACAATCGTGCCTCTCGTGTTGCTAATCAAAAGGCAAAAGAACTAGAATGGCATAGTGACGAAACAAAGACTAAGATATCAGAAGGAATGAAAAAATATTATAAATCAAGGAAAATATTATGACTAAAGCAATCACAAATTTTAATAAAGATGTAAAGACCTTTATGAAAGCTGCAGGACAAACCACAACAACGGTTAATCAACCACAATCTGACCTATATTATAATCTTATAAAAGAAGAGATTGCAGAATTACACACAAGCATGGCTATTGGCGATAAACCAGAAATCATTGATGCTTGTTTTGATTCAATATGGGTTATTCTTGGCTACATGAATTCATTAGGATTAAATGTTGATGGTATCTGGAAAGAAGGTGCTGCAAATAATTTAATTAAGATTAATAAAGAAACTGGATTGGTAACAAAGAGAGAAGATGGTAAGATTCTAAAACCTACAACATGGACACCACCAAACTTTCAACAATTTGTAAAAGAAGGTTGGGAATTTGAAACAAAACAATCATCATATCCAGTAGAAGATGAAAGTGGATATTCTATGGGAAGTGGACCAAAAGCACCGGTAGAAACTCCTGCAGAAAAGCCAGTTCAAACTGGTTCTTTAAGTGGTGGAATTGGCGATTACTTTTAATAATTGCCTCAATTTACACATCATTTATAGTATAATAGACACTTAATTAGCGGAGAAATACATCATGGCAGATATAAAAATATTGACATTTAAAACGAATCAAACAATCATAGCTCAGATTGAAGAGAAAGGTGATAAATATCAAATCAAAAAACCAGTACAACTGTACTCAGAAATGCAAAAAGACGGTTCTTCTAGTGTGGGATTTGCTCCATTCTTGGAGTTCTCAGCTGAATTTGCAACCGGAATAGATATTCCTGTAGAGTCAGTTCTATGTTTAACATCGCCTGTTAAAGAAGTTCTAAATCAATACAACACTGTATTTGGTTCAGGCATACAACAAGCATCAGTTACGGACCTTGCCTCTATTCGTGATAAAAAGTAGTATAATAGGTACATGTCAAAATATTATACTGATGTAAGAGTCGTAGGAAACAATATATATTATCGAGGTGTTAAAAACGGTGTAAGACATCGTGAAAAAATAACATACTCTCCAACATTATTTGTTCCTTCAAATAAACAAACTGAATGGAAAACATTTCATGGTGAGTCACTCGACCCTATGAAGTTCAATTCAATTCGAGAAGCTAAAGACTTTCTTAAGAAATATAAAGATGTCAGTAACTTCAAAGTCTATGGTAATGATAGATTCGAATATCCATTTATCGCAGAAAACAATCCAGAAGAAGTAATTGCATGGGACTATAAAGACCTATGCATTGCTAATATTGATATCGAAGTTGGTTCTGAGAATGGATTTCCTGAACCAAGAGCAGCAGCTGAACCTATCACTGCAATCACTGTAAAATTCTCAAACAAAGATAAGTATTATGTGTTTGGTATCGGTGATTACAAAAAGCATAGAGAAGATGTTGAATGGTTTCAATGTGAAGATGAGTATCATTTAATTAAAATGTTCATGCAAGTCTGGACTAATAATTATCCTGATGCAATCACTGGTTGGAATGTTTATGGTTTTGATATACCTTACATCATTAATAGATTTGCTAAAATAGCAGGCGAAGACACAATGAAACAATTATCTCCTTGGGGATATGTTTCAATTCGAGATGAAACATTCTATGGTCGTGCAATACAAATTGGTAATATATCAGGTGTTGCAACTTTAGATTACATGAGATTGTTCAGAAGATTCTCTACAAGTCGTTCACAAGATAATTATCGATTAGATACAATTGCTCAATCAGAAGGCGTTGGTAAAAAGATAGCCTATTCTGAATATGATGGTCTGTTTGATTTGTATAAAAAGAATCATCAACTATTCATTGAGTATAATATTCGAGATGTAGAACTTGTAGAAAAGTTGAATGAGAAAGGTCGATTGTTAGAAATGGCAATTACAATTGCTTATGATTCAAAAGTAAACTATGATGAGATATTTACACAAGTTCGTATGTGGGACACAATTGTACATAATTATCTATATCAAAAGAAGATTGCAATTCCGCCTAAAAGTTTCTCAAGTAAAAATGCAGCTTATGAAGGTGCTTATGTAAAAAGCCCTCAAATCGGAATGTTCAATTGGGTAGCATCGTTTGATTTAAACTCACTATATCCACATTTGATGATGCAATATAATATATCACCAGACACGATTGTTGAACCTGACAAATATACAAAAGATATGCGAGAAGTTCTTAATGATGGTGTAAACATTGATAAGTTAATTGCTAAAGAAGTTGACTTAACTAAAGTAACAGATGTAGCATTTACTCCAAACGGACAATTCTTCAAGAAAACTAAACAAGGTTTCTTACCAGAGATTCTTGAGAAGATGTATAATGACAGAACTGTATATAAAAAGAAAATGCTTGCTGCTCAACAAAAGTTTGAAGATGCAACTACGCCAGAAGAAAAAAGTAATTATGCAGCTCTCGTATCTCGATATGCAAACTTGCAACTAACTAAGAAAGAATGTCTGAACTCAGCTTATGGTGCTCTAGGTAATCAATACTTTAGATTCTTTGATGTGAGACAAGCAGAAGGCATTACTATGGCAGGTCAATTATCTATTCGATGGATTGAAAAGAAACTAAATCAATATCTAAATAAAGTATTACAGACAAATGCATTTGATTATGTTCTAGCATCAGATACAGATTCAGTATATCTTAATCTTGAATTGCTTATCAATAAAGTATTTGGCGAAAAAGAATATAGTAAACAAAAAGCAATAGAAGTCATGGATAAATTCTGCGAAGAAAAGCTTCAACCTTTTATTGATGAAAGTTATACTGAACTCGCAACTTATCTTAATTCATATTCACAAAAGATGGTAATGAAAAGAGAAGTCTTGGCTGACAAAGCAATATGGACTGCAAAGAAAAGATATATTCTAAATGTATATAATTCAGAAGGCGTTCAATACACTGAACCTCAAATGAAGATTCAAGGTCTAGAGGCGATTAAATCATCTACGCCTGGCGCTTGTCGTGAAAAGATTAAGTCTGCATTAAAACTTCTAGTACTTGGCGAACAAGAACAAGTCCAAGAATATATAGCTGCGTTCAAAGATGAATTCAAAAAACTACCAGTAGAAGATATTGCATTTCCAAGGTCAATGAATGGTCTCAAACAATATAGTTGTAATAAATCTATATGGGGTAAAGGAACACCTATACATGTTCGTGGTGCATTAGTATATAATCATCAACTCGATAAACTAGGTCTCAAGAAAAGACATCAAAGAATTCAAGAAGGCGAGAAGATTAAATTCATATATCTCAAACAACCAAACAACTTTCATACTGATGTTATATCATTCACTAATAGTTGTCCAAAAGAATTTAATATCGAAGATTATGTGGATTATGAATTACAATTTCAGAAATCATTTGTCGACCCACTCAGAATTATTCTAGATTCAATTGGCTGGGAAGTAGAGAAATCAAACTCATTAGAATCATTCTTTGGTTAAGTGTATAAATAATCATGGGCATATTTAAAAACATACTACCACAAAAAGATAAGGTTCAAGAACCTCATTCTAAACAACCAGAACTGTTAAGCAATATTAATACAGTACCTGATGTATCAAAAGATATGGTCGCAATCGTGCCAGAAGAATTTCAAAGCTTGCCAGAGAAATCGCCAATGAAAACAAATTATTTAATACCATTTTTTACAGCAATAGGCCTATCATCGATAGCTGCTTATTATTCTATTATTGGTTTAGCACAAATCTTTCCTGGTGCTTTTTGGCCAATTGTTATTATGGGTGGTGCATTAGAGGTTGCTAAATTAGTAACTGCATCTTGGTTATATAATAACTGGAAAGAAACTGCATTACTCATGAAGACATATTTCTTGTTAGCTATTGTATTGCTTATGTTAATTACTTCAATGGGCATTTTTGGTTTTCTATCAAAGGCTCACATTGATACTAATATAATGATAGGTTCTAATCAAGTTAAAATACAAATGCTTGACCAGAGAGAATATCTGTTAAACAATAAACTTCAATACTTGCTTAAAAAAGCAGGTGATGACCCTGAGAAAATTAGTAGAAAAACTAATGCACTTGTACTATCAACACAAAAAGAACTAGAAGTTCTAATTACAGAAAGACTTCCACTTTTATCTGAAGAAAATAAACTATCTGCTGAGATTGGTCCTATTAAATATGTTGCAGAATTGGTTTATGGATATTCCGATAAAGACATCATCGATAAGGCGGTAAGACTTGTTATACTTATTATTATTTTTGTTTTTGACCCTTTGGCTGTATTATTATTGGTAGCATCAAACATGTCATATAGACAGGCAAAGAACCGATTAAACCTTGACAAAGACCATGAAAATGTAGTACCATCCACCCTTGATAAGAACAATAAACTTATTCCTAAATCATCAATTATGAAAATGTAAGGACGGCACAAATTATGAGCAGTATACTTGATAGAATAAAAAGCAATTCAACCATCAAAGAAAGTTCAATTCTTTCTAGTTCTAAATTCTTTAATGCAAAAGATATGATATCCACTGAAATACCAATGGTTAATGTGGCATTATCTGGAAGAATAGATGGCGGATTAACACCAGGTCTTACGATGTGGGCCGGTCCATCTAAACATTTTAAAACTGCATTTAGTTTATTGATGGCAAAATCATATCTAGACAAATATCCTGATGCAGTGTTATTATTTTATGATTCAGAGTTTGGTACGCCAAAGAAATACTTTGAGACATTTAATATTGATATGGGAAGAGTGTTACATACTCCTCTAACTAACATTGAAGAACTCAAGTTTGATATTATGAAACAACTAGAGTCTATTGAACGTGGTGATAAAATTATTATTCTAATTGATTCTATTGGTAATCTTGCTTCGAAGAAAGAAGTTGATGATGCAATGGATGGCAAATCAGTGGCAGATATGTCTCGTGCTAAACAAGTTAAGTCTCTATTCAGAATGATTACTCCGCATTTGAATCTTAAAGATATTCCAATGGTTGTAGTTAATCATACTTACAAAGAAATTGGTATGTTCCCTAAAGATATTGTTGGTGGTGGTACAGGTTCTTATTACTCAGCTGATAGTATATACATTGTTGGTCGTCAACAAGAAAAAGAGGGAAAAGAAGTTACAGGATATAACTTTATTATTAATGTAGAAAAATCTAGATATGTAAAAGAGAAGAGTAAGATTCCTATAACAGTATCATGGGAAGGTGGTATACAGAAATATTCTGGTTTAATTCCTCTAGCAATAGAAGGTGGGTTTGTTTCTAAACCAAGTCCAGGATGGTATGCTAAAATTGACCGAACAACTGGTGAAATTGAAGATAAAGTAAGATTAGCTGACACTCAAACAGAAGAGTTTATGAAATCTATTTTAAGTAATCCAGAGTTCACTGATTATGTGAGTAAAAAATATGAAATTGCCTATTCTAACATTTTGGGAGAGAGTAGCTTATTATCTTCAGATGTTTTGGACAACAATGAATCCAAAAAAACAGAAACAGACAAAGTATAAAAAAGATTTGGATTGGCAATATGTCAATCCAGATGGTGCAACTTTTGAAGATGCACCAGTGACAGCAATTGGTTTAATGATACCAGAATATGAAGGTGTTCTATATCATTATCATAAAGCGAGGGTAGTTGAAGAAGGCGAAGGCGCCCGACTACAATTTGGTTTCACTATATTATCCCCAGGCACACATGATATAGATGAACTACAGAAAGACGGAGAATTTGAAGAAATTATGGGTGAAATTCTATCCGACATTATAATGGCACAACAAAAACATGAACAGACTAGAATCGACAATACTGAAGAACCTAATATACAATGATGAATATGCAAGAAAAGTTTTACCATTCATAAGACCCGAATACTTTGCTGACAATTCTGAAAAGATAGTCTTCAAAGAAGTCTTTGATTTTATTCAACAGTACAAAAACCCACCAACACATGAAGCTCTTGTAATTAATTTTACAGAGAAGAAGGACTTGAATGAAACTCAAGTTTCTGAATCTATTGAACTTCTAAAACAAATTCATCTCACTAAGAATGAACCAACTGATACAGCATGGTTAATTAATGAGACCGAAAAGTTCTGTCAAGACAAAGCAATCTATAATGCTATTATGGATTCAGTTCAAATACTTGATGACAAAGAACACAAAAAACCAAAAGGTGAAATACCAAAACTACTATCAGATGCCCTTGGTGTATCTTTTGATAGCCATGTTGGTCACGATTACACTGAAGACCAAGATGCCAGATTTGAGATGATGCATAAAGTAGAAAACAAAGTTAAGTTTGATTTAGACCTATTCAATAAGATTACTAAAGGCGGTCTTCCAGTCAAGACTCTAAACATTGCTCTTGCTGGTACTGGTGTTGGTAAATCATTATTCATGTGTCACATGGCTGCAAATTGTTTATCTCAAGGCCAAAATGTTTTATACATTACTTTAGAAATGTCAGAAGAAAAGATTGCAGAAAGAATTGATGCTAACTTATTAGATGTTACAATGACCGATTTACATACATTAAGTAAGAAAGATTTTAATGTTAAATTTGAGAACTTAAAAAGTAAAACTCATGGTAAATTAATCATCAAAGAATATCCTACTGCGGCTGCTTCTGCATTACACTTCAGAGCTCTTATCAATGAACTTGCTTTAAAGAAGAGTTTCAAACCAGAAATTATCTTTATTGATTATTTAAATATATGTACATCTGCTCGTATAAGACCAGGTTCTAATGTAAATAGTTATTCATATATTAAATCGATTGCAGAAGAACTAAGAGGTTTGGCTGTAGAAGCAAATGTTCCAATAATGTCTGCTACACAAACCACAAGAGGTGGCTTTACTAGTTCAGACCCTGGTCTAGAAGATACTTCAGAATCATTTGGCTTGCCAGCAACTGCTGACTTTATGTTTGCTTTAATTAATAATGAAGAACTTGAAGGCCTTGGTCAAATCATGGTTAAACAATTAAAGAATAGATACAATGACCCTTCTTATTATAAAAGATTCGTTGTAGGTATTGATAGAGCTAAAATGAGATTGTATGATGCAGAACCATCAGCACAACTTGAACTATTAGATACTGGTACACAGGCAGATAAACCAGTAAATACATTTGGCAGTCGTGAGAGTAGTAAAAATGGATATGGTGATTTTAAAATATGAGATTAACCAAAGAACAGGCAGTTCATTGTGCAAAAGTTTATTCAGATTACTTTGACCGATTTGAAAGAATTGATGACTACATTCGTGACCAGAAACTAAACTCTTTGGCTGATAGGCCTTTTGTTTTACCAGGCATGGGACCAGAAGAAGATTTATTTACAGATTTTAGTATTCATCCAAGAGATATGGATTTAGAAATTGTGGAATTACCACAAGACAAATGGGACATCTATCTCAATATGATTTCGTCTCACTCTAATATGACCAGTATTCCTGGTAGATGTTTAAGGTTGGCTGTATTAGAAAAAAATACTCAGAAATGGGTCGGGTTTATACGCCTTGGTTCTCCAGTAATTAATATGAAACCAAGAAACCAGATGTTGGAGTCAGTCTTCTCGCAAACTGCAGAAGGAGCTTCAGCATTTAATAAAACCACTATGATGGGTTTTGTGATTGTGCCATCGCAACCATTCGGTTTTAATTATCTTGGTGGCAAATTATTGGCCGCTATATGTTGTTCGCATTGGGTTCGTGAAAGGCTTAACGCCAAATATAAAATGAACACCTGTATGTTTGAAACAACAAGTTTGTATGGCAGTTCCAAGGCGTCCTCACAGTATGATGGTATGAAACCATTAATAAGATTCAAAGGTTTGACTGATTCTGCTTTTCTTCCCATGATGCATGGACCAATATATGAAGATTTAAAGAAATATGTTGAAGCTGCCATTGGCGAACCTTTGGTGCCAGCTGATGCTACATCTCGTAAATTGAAGATATCAAATAAGATAATGTCATTAACGAAAGTTGCACTTAAAGGCACACCAGAATATGAAGGCTTCGAGAATACTATCAAGAACGCATTGAATCTAACTGAAAAGAAAAGATACTATGTCTCAAATTATGGTATCAAGAACTTCATAGATATCGTTACAGGCAAAACTGATAAGATAATCAAAGATAAAGAAAATTATGAAAAACATAATCTAGAAAATATCATTGAATGGTGGAAGAAGAAAGCTAGTAATCGATATGAGAATCTAAAGAAAGATAATAGATTAAGAAATGATATAGAAGTGTGGACAGGCGAAAAAGAGATTGACATCATCCGATAAGTGTGTTATGCTATAGCATAAATAGACTAATACAAAGGAGAAGTATGGCTTTCAATATAACCACAAAACTTGGAATAAAAAAACACTTCACCCCTGATTTATTCAAAAGCAGTAAACCTTATTTTGACAAAATGCAAGAAGGTGCTTTTTTTGCTGATGATACTAAATTTTCACCTTCAAAAATTCATATTGTAAAAGTATCTACTAAAAACTTTTTGGCTATTGGAACTTTATTAAAAAACGATGATAAAGCTAAAATCGTTACTAGTGGTGGTAAAAAGTCTTCTGTTGTTGACTTTGGTGTAGGTACATTAAGATTTTTAGAAACAGGTAAAATTTCAGTTAATGCCTCAGACGGATTTACAACTGCCATGCAAGAACGAGCTTCACTAGAGATGGTGAAAAGAGTTTTACAAGAAAATAAAACATACAACTCACCTGAAGCAATAGCCAAAGATGAACCATTCTTTAATAGATTGGTAAAAGTATATCCTCAAATCAATGATAATTGGTTACAAGGTTTATATGCACAAGGTTTAAAGATAAAATCTTTATATGCAGGTTCTGGTTTTACAGAAATTAATAGAGATGGTGGTTTTATGGACTTCATAACGAAACTAATCATAGAAAAATTTGGCATCTCTAAAAAAGATTCATGGAATCCTGCTGATATTTGGATGATTAAAAATGAAAAAAAAGTTAGAAAAGAAATAGAAGAAAGTGTTGAAGGTAGTAATCCTAGTATAAGTAAATTGAACGATACTATGAGGTTGATGTATAAAAACAAGACACTTGTAGGTGTATCATTAAAAGCTGTTACAGGTAAAACTGCTAGGTGGGAAGATGTAAATATGGTTTCTAATATACCAAAAGCTGATAAACTTGAATTAGATAGCATTAGAATGATAATGACTTCTAAACCAGATGGTACATTAAGCACTACAGATACAGTAATTACAATTAAATCAGGCACAGCAGGTGCCAAGTTTCAGTTAAGACAAAACTCTAAAGGTTTTAATAATTTAAAGTTTGAACCAACAAAGATAGGTGCTGGCGCAGCCAGATTAGGTAAAGTACCATTAGATATGTTAGCAGCATTATTGCCAGAATATGGTATTAAAGATTTTAAAAATAACTGGCGATTATACCCACAAACAGCTGATGAGTTTAAAAATGTAGAAAAGAAATATTTAGATAAATTTATTATGGTTAATAAACAAAAGTTTCAAGATAATATAGATACAGGTATTACTAACAATAAGTTTATTGATAATATGACTAAATCATTTAATTCAGCAGACCAAAGTAATGGTGTATCTACATCTAAATTGCAACAATTAGATTTTGTGTGTTATATTATCAATTTAACAAATTCTAAAAGAAATGAATTATTAACTGATATGTTATATCTTGCAGAGAAAAAAGGCGCTCGATTTGGCCCCTTTGGTAAGTTATTTTAATGAGATAAATAGAACCAAACAAATGCTTGACTTTTCTTGCTTATTGTGTTATAATGGACCCATAAAGAGAACAAATGTATAAATTTAATGATAAAATAAAACAAATAGAAGTTCTTACTGAAGCTAGTTCAGGTAAGAATTTACATCTTGAACATCTTGAAGACATCGTGTTAGATAATGGTGTAGCAGGTACTCGTGAAGCTATAAACTTCTTACAATCATTAAGAGATATGTTGGCGGGAAACTCTACGTCAAAAGTTAATATCACTACAAAGTGGGACGGCGCTCCTGCAATATTTGTTGGTATTAATCCAGAGAACAAAAAGTTTTTTGTTGGAACAAAGAGTGTCTTTACAAAGAACGCTAAACTAAATTATACAAATGCAGATATAGATAAAAATCATCCTGCTGAAGGTCTCAATAAGAAACTAAAAACATCATTAAGATATTTACCAAAACTTGGTATCAAAGGCATCTTACAAGGTGATATGATGTTTACTAAAGGTGATATAAGAACTGAATCAATTTCAGGCGAAAAGTTTATTACATTTACACCAAATACTATTACATATGCAGTACCAGCTGATTCAAAATTAGCCAGTAGTATGAGAGCTGCTCATGTAGGAATTGTATTTCATACCTCATATGCAGGTCAAACAATGGAACAAATGAAAGCAAGTTTCAATATAGATATTAAAAATTTAAGTACAACTAAAGATGTTTGGTTTCGTGATGCAGACTTTACTGATACATCTGGTACAGCTACATTTACAATACAAGAAACTAAAGCAATCACTAGAATATTGTCTGATGTTGGTCAATTGTTTAGACAGGCAAGTCCATCAGTAATGAATAGAATTAAAGACAATTCAGTGATAAGACAATACATTAAAGTATTCAATAATAAAAAAGTTAGAGAAGGCCAAACAATTCGAGATACAATGCAACATACTAGACAACTCATCCTCGATGTTGAAAAACAAATGAATGCTGAGATATTAGAAGCTAAACGAGCAGAAACAAAAAGAAATCGCCAGTTAAAGAAATCTGAAGTGATGCGATTCTTCCGTAATAATGCAGTTGAACTAAAAAGAATATTCGATATACAAAATGGAGTTACTGAGGCTAAACTGATGATAATTAATAAACTACAATCAGTAGACCAAGTAGCGAGAACATTTATTAAAACAGATTCAGGTTATAGAATAACTGCACCAGAAGGTTTCGTTGCAGTTGACCACTTAAAAGGTAATGCAGTTAAATTAGTAGATAGATTAGAGTTTAGTCAATCTAATTTTAATGCTGCCAAAAATTGGAGTAAATAAAGATGGCATATGATATTAATGCAATTATAGCAGAATATGGAGACGATGATTTCGGCTTCAGTTCAGTGTTTGATACTGTATCTGAAAAAGATTACAAAAAAGTAATTGAAGATGTAGCTACACAATCACAAAGAGAAAAGAATTCAACAGTCGAGGAATATGAAGAGAAGTTAGCAGACCTAGAGAAACTAGTATTACCATTCTTTAGCAAACTACTTAAAACTGCCGATAAAGAATACATATATTGGCCAAAACGTAAAGAATCAGTTGAGCAACAAATCCAAAAAATACTTACATTGACACGAGGATAGTTTGTTGCTAAAATTTGACGCCTTCTTAACAGAAAACTTACTTGCAGAGAAAACTGAGGCTTTAGGTGGACTGACTATATTTGATATAGATGATACTCTATTTGAAACTACAGCTAATGTCTTAGTCAGAAAAGGTAAGAAATTAGTAAAAAGATTAGAGACTGGCACCTATTCTAAATATAAATTAAAAGCTGGTGAGTCATTTGATTTCTCTGAAATGAAAGATGCAGAGAAGTTTAATAAAGAATCTAGACCAATTAAAAGAATGATGGCAAAAGCCAAGATTATTCTTAAGAATTCTTTAGCTACACCAAAGAGTAAAGTTATCATTGTAACTGCTAGACAAGATATGAATAATAAAAAAGTGTTCTTAGATACTTTTAGAAAACATGGTTTTAATATTGATAAAGTTCGTGTTGAAAGAGCTGGCAAATTAAAAGGCGTAGCAACAACAAGAGCAAAAGCAATTATCATATATAATTATTTAAAGACTGGTCAGTTCAGTCGTGTAAGATTGTTTGATGATAGTTTACCTAATCTAAGTGAGTTCTTAAAATTACAAAGAATGTTTCCAGAGATTAAGTTTGAAGCTTGGCTTGCTAATAAAGATGGTACAGTAAAAACAATTAAAGAAGAGTATGGCGCTGGCGAAATAGGTACTACGGAGTTGGTGAATAAATACAAGAAAGATACACCTTACTCTACTTCTAAAGGAAGTTTTAAAACATGGAAGAAGATAGCAAAAGGTGTAAACAGAGGTAAAGACGGACGAACAGTTCAAGATGCTGGTTCAGGTCATAATCCAAATGGGTTTGGCAGTCTGTAAAAATGAAGTTTTAATATTTATTATATAAGGAAATTTATATGAAAGACATGGTGATTGGTTGTATTACAGGATACAATTTTGAGAAAATCAAACCTTGGGTCAATTCTTTAGACCGTTCTGGTTTTACTGGAACAAAAGCTATGATTTGCTACAACATAGATTATAAAACAGTTGATGAATTAGTCAAAAGAGATTATTCAATTCTCGCATTTGGCAAAGACGAAGAAAAAGAAACATTCAAATACCCTAAAGAAGAATTTCAGATTGTTGTAGAACGATTCTTGCATCTATGGTATTTACTCAAACGAATGAAAGGTCAATATAATCGAATCATCACAACTGATGTTAAAGATGTTATCTTTCAAACTAATCCATCAATTTGGTTAGATGAGAACCTTGGTGATAAAGAAATCAATGTTGCTTGTGAATCTATTGCATATAAAGATGAGCAGTGGGGAACAAATAATCTAATGAAATCTTTTGGTCCATTAGTACATGAAGAATGTGTTAATAATCCTATATACAATGCAGGTACAATCTCTGGCAAATTCGATACTATGGTTGATTTGTTTTTGAATATATACATGTTATCAAATAGTACTAATCATAATATAGAAGGCGGTGGTGGTCCAGACCAAGCTGCACTAAATGTATTATTACAAATGAAGACATATCAAGATATTACAAATTTTGCAAATAGTGAGGATGGTTGGGCTGCACAATTAGGCACAACAGGACCACAAATAGCAAAAGAATATGGCGATAAACTTCTTGAACAATCTCCTATTATGAAAGATGGAATGGTTTGTACCTCAGAGGGAAAACCTTTTGCATTAGTACATCAATATGACAGAGTACCAGAATGGAAAGAATCTATTGAGAGGAAATTTAAAGATGGCAAATAAACAATTTATTTTACCACCACACTTAGGTGGACATTATGATTTCACCTCGATGTTAAAACCAACCTTAGATTTAATTAAACAAAAATATGATATAAAGTCTATGATTGATATTGGATGTGGACCAGGCGGAATGGTTGAGT